AGATAACGGAGAACCAGGTTTTGCTTGGTTAGATAATATGAGACATTATTCTCGTATGAAAAATGGTGGAGATGATAAAGACCATAGAGTAGCTGGTGGTAATCCTTGTTTAGAACAATCATTAGAATCATATGAGTTGTGTTGTCTTGTAGAAACGTTTCCAAATAATCATGATTCATTAGAAGATTACCAAAGAACTTTGAAATATGCATATTTGTATGCAAAAACGGTTACACTAGGAAGAACTCATTGGTCAGAAACTAATAGAGTTATGTTAAGAAATAGAAGAATAGGATGTTCTGTAAGTGGTGTTGCTCAATTCATTACTAAACATGGCTTACATGAATTTAGAAAATGGTTGGAGAAAGGATATGATACAATCCAAGAATGGGATAATCAATATTCTGATTGGTTTGCTGTACCAAACTCAATCAAGACTACTTCAGTTAAACCTAGTGGCACAGTTTCATTATTGGCTGGTGCAACACCTGGTCTTCACTATCCTGAATCAAGATTTTATATAAGAAGAATAAGGGTTTCAAAACATTCAGAATTATTAGAACCATTGAAAAAAGCAGGATATAAAGTAGAACCTGCTTTTGGTTCAGAAGATACAACAATGGTTGTTGAAGTGCCTGTAGATGTAGGAGAGGGAATAAGGACAGCGGCTGAACTTTCGATTTGGGAACAATTCAGTTTAGCTGCTTTCTTACAAAGACATTGGGCAGACAATCAAGTAAGTTGTACGGTTACATTCGATCCAAAAAAAGAGGGTGAACAAATTCCTCATGTATTAAACTATTATCAATATCATTTAAAAGGTATTAGTTTACTACCACGACACGACTATGGAGCTTATCCACAAATGCCATATGAATCTATAGACGAGAAAGAATATGATAAACAAGTTAAGAAACTTAGTAAACTTTCTTTTGGTGTGATTCATAAAGAAGAAGCAAATGTGGAAAAGTTTTGTGATGGAGACTTTTGTGATGTCGAGGTGGTATCTACCACTGGTGATAATGATGACCAAGATTATGCAAATTAAAAAAATGCGGACAGGCAGACGACACACCTGTAGAAAAATGTGTCTTAACAATAAAAAACACAAGGAGACGTTTTATGAATAAACGTAATCTATTATCTTCGTTGTTAGTATTTCTAATGCCGATTTTCCTAGTTGGACAATCTGTAGTGGGAGTTGTTAGTGATGGAGATAAACCTTTGGTTGGCGCAAACGTTGTAATCCAAGGTACAAACTTAGGAACAGTATCAGATGATGATGGTTTCTATAGTATTGATGTACCAGTTGGTGATTATAATGTAATTGCTTCATTCATAGGGTATTCATCTGTAACTAATGTGGTTACGGTGGATTCAAGTGACGTGATAGCTGATTTTACATTAGTGATAGATGCTATTGCGATGACAGCATTAGAAGTTCTTGCTTCTAGAGCTGATGAAACAACACCTGTGGCTTACACTAACGTTAGTAAAGAAGAGATGGAAATCAGACTTGGTTCACAAGACATTCCAATGATTCTTAATACTACACCAAGTGTTTATGCTACACAACAAGGTGGTGGTGCTGGTGATGCTCGTATCAATGTACGAGGGTTCAACCAAAGAAACGTTGCTGTTATGATTAATGGTGTTCCTCAAAATGATATGGAAAACGGTTGGGTTTATTGGTCTAACTGGGATGGTGTAGGTGATGCTACATCTTCTATCCAAATGCAGAGAGGACTATCAGCAGTTAACTTGGCAACTCCATCAATCGGTGGAACAATGAACATTATTACCGATCCTGCTGCTCAGGAGAAAGGTGGTAAGTTCAAACAAGAAGTAGGAGAGGGTGGATTTCTAAAGTCTACTATCAACTACAATTCAGGTCTGATTAATGATAAGTTGGCAATAAGTGGAACAATTGTTCGTAAAACTGGTGATGGTTTTATTGATGGAACATGGACAGACGCTTGGGCTTATTATTTAGGAACATCATATGCTATTAGTGATGACCAAAGGGTTGAACTATATGCTATTGGTGCTCCACAAAGACATGGACAGAACCTATACAAACAGAATATTGCTACTTACT